TGCATCTTTCTGGGCTCACAAATTTTTCCAATAAAGTTAGTTAACCACAAAATACTTTCTTCACGATCTTCAAAATGAGGTATAAGGCTTAAATCTACTTTTATTTTGCGATCAGCTAAAGGCAAACTTAAACAATGTTCAAAGTCTATTGAGCTGTACTTCAATTTGAGTCTTTTTTCTGCAGCTTGATTCTTTATCTCAGCCATAATGCGATTTAGATTAACAATCAAATTATTTGAGATTTTATTATTTTCATATACCCGTTCGTAAACTGTCTCAGCTACATCAATGTACTTTATTAGCTCTACATTCTCATTCATGACATTTGTACTCCGTTTTTTATAATTATCCGTCTAAAATAATGTTTATTTGAGTTACTAAATCCTTCGCCTAGGTAAAGATTGTTTAAATTCGGTTACCCTGATTTTAAGTAAGTTTTTGAATTTATTATAAAATTAATGAGTTTTATAATATTTATATACATCTTTCTTCTTAACGCCCCTCTTTCTATCACTTGCCCATTGAAGTTCACTACCAACACAAATATTCATTATCTTTACATTTTTTAATTAGTCTGGAATATTACATGAAAAAAACCTCCCGAAGGAGGTATTTTGATGATCACACTTAATCAAAATCGGAATAGGTTTTCACTTCACATGTACCTTGTTGAGCAAACCAATTGTCCAGTAAAGAAATTAAATTTTCCTTGCAGTTTGTTTTGCCAAGTATCTTTTGAAGATGAAGCACATCACTTCCATCTACAGAAGCAATATTGGATACAAATTCAACTTCTTCAAGTTCTCGTCTCACACTATTAGTATAATTATAGTCCAAGCATATAATCTCAAAGTCCTGCTCATTAAAGAACTTTAACTCATATCCAGTTTTCTTCTCGTAGGACATACTTCTACCACTCTTCAAGGTTAATAATTGACCATAATACCAAGCAACATCATTTTTATCAAATATTATTAATTATCATATACTTAAATTCTCAATAGTAAATTATATCTATTGTATTCAATAGATATTAGACAACAAAAAAGCCCACCATTTGGCGAGCTTTTAAAAAATTTTGGTGCAACGCTTATAACTTCATCCCACCATATCACAAATTTATACAAAGTGTGGTAGACAGTCAAGCATAAATCAAATCAATCGTTCATTGTATTCATAGTGGTCATAGTGATTAGGTCTGCGATTAATCAAATTCAAACACTCCTGATTAAACATTGCAGGCAACTGCTTTTGTAATGCTTCCTTGAACTGATTATCAGATTGATTGGCAGCATTACGCATATTATCTAGTAAAGCTTGCAATACCGTATGATCGGCACGCCCACGAATCACCCTTTTAATTAAAAGAGTCTGGCATTCATACTGCATATCAAGAAACGGCTGAACAATATTTAAAATACGTTTAAATTCCTCCGCCAACACTGGCAAGTGCTCCACTTCAAACTTTGCTGGACTAGGCACACCAGTCACATCTCGCAAACAAGCCCAAATTGCTTGATTAAAGGATCCTTTGTGACCGAAATGATCAGCGCATGTCCATATCAAACGTTTAATATTGTTCATGTCACTATTGTTAAGGTAATTACGTTTCTCAACGGGTTTTGGTGCTTCGTATTTGCCTGTTTTGCGGATGGTTGGCAAAACTTCGTTAAATACCCAATCTTGGAATTGTTTTGCTTCTGGTTTATTTGAACGAAAGATGATCCGATAAAGATTTGGCTCATTAACAAATTTAATCTTTTGATTTCCACCATTTGTAGGGGTGTGGCAATCTGCCAACCCCTTTTCATCCAAATCACGTAATAAACGAGAAGTACGATCAACTGATAAAACACAGCAGACATCAGCAAGACAAAACCACGGCTCAGCATCAATTAACTGAACGCGAACATTATAATCATTATGAAAAGTAAAATTAGAAATTGCATTCATGGTGAATACTCCTTGAGATAGGGATTTTCACCACCAAAATTGAGACCAATCAATTAGGGTGGCAGGTTAAACGGAATTGGTCTTACTAGTCTCAAGGGTCTAGCGTGCCGAAGCACTTCCGCCTAACCCACCATAACAGGGCATTTTCCACAGAGTGTAGAAAATTATAGGCAAAATAAAACCGCTAAATGCGGTCTTTCGACCTTGAGAAACTTTTGGAGACCAATCCAAACACCCGATTTTGCGGGTGCATATTTAAATTAACGTGATTTTTTCTCATTGTCAAACCCAGCTAATGCTTCAATCTTTCCATCCAAATAAGCCAGCCCTTTATCAATTTCTTTGCGGACTGTATCTTTCCCAACCCCATGAGTATTGGCAATAGTGCGGTATGACCAATCATTTTCATACTTTAAAATCAATAACCAAGCCCTTTCTTGTAAAAACTCCCTATTATCGTTATGCATTTTAGCCAAGAGTTTGCTTACTTCAACTGCCTCATAATCTTCAATTTCGCATGGCATAGAGACCTTACTTGATCTAATTCTAGTTGTGTCATTTTGATCAATTAGACATGCTAAAGGATTAGCAGAAACTTTAAATTTTGTTGATCTTACCCATAGACCATATTGTTCCAACCATTGATGAGCAGAACGTTTAGACCAATCCATTGTCTTGTTATTAACTTTTGCATTCATGTTTAAACTTCCCTCACATCAATATTGTGAACTGTTTTCATCAGGTGTTTTTTATTTCGGTAACTCGGTAGCTTGCGTGTAGCTATAGACTTCACATCTTCAACAACGTATTCACCTGCTGTCGTGAAATAAGTGAAATCGGCAAAATATCTAAGTGCTGGTTTAGCTCGTTTCTCCCCTTCTAATTTTGTCTTGGGTGCTAATTCAAATTTTGTGTGATGCTGCAATTCTTTAATTTCACCTCGTTGTTGTAGAGCCTTTAGCTCGATATACCGTTTGTATTCTTTAGTACTGTCAAAAGTCATTCCATCCAATTTAATTTTCGATGCATTAAACTTGTTTCGACCCTTTTTTACTTTTTGAGCTTTCGGACATGTTGCGCGGTAATCAGCAAGGCTCATTGATGACATCAAGCACCACCTTTGAGCACTTGCTCTATAGCTTTAAGGGTTCGAATCACAACCTTCTTAATGCTGTCCTGTTCATTTCTGAATAGCTCAACAGTTTCAGGAAAAGTCAGATTTTTCAGTTGAAGATCACTGCCTAATATGGCAACTCCCGACTTTTCTAAGTCAGGATCGATGCCGATGATGATTTGAGCCTCTTTGAATGTGGTCATTGGTCACGCTCCCAAAACTTAGGTTGTCCTAGTCTTTTCCATTCTTCATAGTGAGCTGGGCAAACATGCACATCATCAACAAAGTTGCCGTCTTCATCTTTCATTGGCACTTGCTCTGCAATCTTGTATGCATGCACATTGCAAAGCACTCCATCACAAGTTTTGCCATTCACTGGATAATCACAGAGCCAACTACCTTCCTTTAGGATTGTTTCAGAGCAAACATTGCAGCAATATGGAGCAATGAACTTTGGTGACAACGTGGTCCAAACAAAGTGATTTCTTTGGTCTAGGTAAGTTATTGGCATCCTCCCCCCTTGAGCGCTTGCTCTAAATCTGACACCTGAATCAAACGAACATCACTTGGCCATTTGGTGTATGAGTTTTCCTCTATGCACTCTTGAACTAACTGAAGCTTACGTTCTGCAGCACCCACCCGCTTTTGCAGCTCTGCCTTCTGTTGTTCTACTTTTCCAAGCAATATTGTTGTGCTGACGTGTTCTTCTTTGAGCTTGTTAGCACGCTTATTTTCACGTTCTGCAACATCACTCAACCATGCATTTTTCTTTTGCAGCTCCTCCACTTTCGCTTGCTGTGACTGCTGACCAGCTTCATAGGCAATGCGGCAGCAATTAGCATGAAGCAGAGCCATATTGCCTTGAGTGCCTAACCATTCGTTAAAAGTCATTGGTTTATCCATTCTTCACCTCACCACTTGCCAAAGAGCCAGCGCAATGCAAAAACACAACAAGCCATCAAAGCTATATATTTCCAGTTGTAGACTGTCCAATAGAGTGCTGTTCCAACTACGCCTCCAATGCCAATGGACAAAAATGTATGTCTATCCATCTCAAACATCCCTCGATTGGCAATATGGGCTAATACGGTTTTCTATGGGGAAGTCGTCGCCTAGCAACTCTAGAAAGTTCTCGTGAAGCACCTTTGCGAACTCAGGATGCAATTCTTGTAAGCTTCCTACAGGCTCGTCTATGGTTTCTAATTCCCTCGAATTCGATGGAATTAATTCACTTTCAGATCAACATCAGGAATTATTGATTGTGGTTTAAAAGCTACCTTGTAGTGGTACGCGCTAACACCTTTACTTGTTAGTTGTTCAGAAAAATAAGTTACATTGTCAGATATACCTAATGAATGTTTCTTAAATTCAGACTCACCAGTTTTGCAGGTCACATCGACCTTGCGCTCACTGACAGCATCAAAAGAACACTTACCCTCAATTGTTAAAATGTATTCACCGGTGATCCCATTATAAAAAACCACTCTACGATCTAACTCAAAATTATCAGCCGCATACGACAAGTTCTTAGATGCAACTTGAGCATCACGAGAACAACCAACCATTGCCATTGTGCACATCAAGCCAATAGCCAAGAATTTTATTTTCATTGCTTTACCTTTCTATAGACACAAAAAAAAGAGCCTCTCGGCTCAGGATTAAACCCAATTAAACCCACCGCTTTTAATGGTTTTGTTTGGGTTATTTATAATTCAAAATAAATCTTGTTCTGACTCAAGCATCGCGTTGGTTCGCTTAAGCCATTTATTAAATAGCTCTTCGCTTTCCTGTCTGCTTCCTAGTTGGTAGGTATCAAATAAACGATGACAGGAAAAACACAATGAAACAGTTTTGGAGTCGCAAGCCTTAATGGATCTGCCTTTACCGTCTTTGCTAGAATTAGAATGCGCGGCTTGACTTGGCGCTGGTGCACCACATCTCATGCATGGCAATTTGCGAACTTCGGCTAATCGTTTGGCGTCACGCATTTAACATGGACCGTAAATTATTAATCTGGTTTTTCAGGCGAAGAATGATGTTGTCGATAACAAGCATCTCATCACGGCTTAACCCAGTGCGTGACAAATTCTGATAGCGGCTTAGCTCTTCTGAATATTTATCAAGATTCTTTTTAGCTTCGACTAGATCTGCCATATATCCCCCGAAAAATAAAAAGCCCCGCCAATAATCGATATTTAGCGGGGCTTCATGCGCCGTAATCCGTCCGGCAAAATTGAGAGGTGCCCCAACAAAGCACCTCTCGCGAGATAAGATTTTTATTATTCCAAAAACGCAAAAAGCCCATCAACTTAATGACAGGCTTTGATCTAGTTTCGCCTTCTTGCTTATGATGCAAGGGTTACTTACTAATTTAGTTGCACCTTACTTACACTTCGCACAACTTTAACACAAAAATACCACTAGCCCTGATCAGGGTCAAGTGTTCAAGCAAAATTATTTGCATATTTCTCAATAATTTTTTGCTCATGTGGTTTCGTAAATAACACGGCGAATTGAACTAGGTTTTCAGGGGTAAATAAGCGATTGGCCCTTTTAATGAAATCCTCCAACTCCCTTAAATTCTGGTCATGCTGTCTAAGCTTTTTTGCTAATGCCTTAATAGCTACCCCGTCCATCTGGTTAGGATTTTTGATTTCCCTATACAGCCGATCAAAGTAGTCCTTTAACTTTTCAGCATTATGCCAATTGGCGATAACATCATATTCAGCAATATTTGCGACTAAAACCCGCTTGATGTCTGAGATGTTTTTTCTACCACTTAGGATTTCAGCATTGATTTCTTCTTCTGTTTTGAAGTCATCAATAAAAATAGATCCGTTGCTTGTTACCTCTTGCCCAATTCTCCTTCGCATCCAGTAATCAAATGCATCTTCTTTAAAGCTCTTTACTGCCATCTTTATTTGCAAAAATGTCATTTTGCCCGACTGGTTCAAAATTCTTTCTAGACTTTCCTTTAACTGTGGCAGCTTTTCATACATTGCCTTAATTTGCAGATATTGATTCGCATTGTCTCTAAGATGCTTGAATTGTTTAGCTTTTTCATCAAAACTCACACCAAAGTGTTTTTTCCCGCACTTATGTCCAATGATAATTTCATTGCCATCATGAAGCGCTGCGATATAACCTTTTTGATGTTTCTTTCCACAACTAGAAATCCCACAACTAACAAAATCCCTTAGCACATAAAAACCAACTAAATCAGAGATAGTGTTTTGAACATCCTCACCCCTAGCAATCGTCACTTTTTCAACAAAATTAGGTCTAGATGTGATTTCTTCAAAATTCGTTATTAAATTAAAATGTTGCGGATTTTCTATCATTCTTGCTCACCGTTGTTTAATCTTCATACAATTATCTGAATTACCAATAAATATCAATAGTTGGATCATACAGAGCCATTTTTATATCTAATAAACTGGTAGCGATTGTGCAGAGCTGCTAAGCCACAACGAACATCGTATTTTGCATCCATGGCCGTTCGCTCTGGAGTTACTAACTGAGTCCATGATTTTTGATTGAAATAACGCTCTATAATTGCGTCCATCCAATCAAGCATAGCCTCAGAAGTGCAGCCGTCTAAAATATCAATGATCAAGCGCTGAACGGCCCTAGCTTCATCGTCTGTAATTAGACAGACATTAGGTTTTTTAGATTGCTTCTCGATAAAATTTTCATCACAGAGATAATAAGCAACGATCTTTTCCCTATCCCCTTTCTTAAGTCTAAGTTTTGCTTTTTTAATCGCTCCTACTAATGGATTTTCAGTAGATCCACCAAAGCGAATCACTGCCCCTTGCCAATAACCAAATTGGCGCAACCATTCAGGCAAATCATATTTAGACCAGTCTACACCTTGCATGATATGTAATTTTGAATTCACGCTTCATTCTCCTTAAGCACATCTGTTCTTTCACGCGCTAGATAAAGATCAACTTCTTCAAGTAAGGTTTCATAGCGTCTTTTCGCTTCACTACCCAAAACAGAGGCCTCCTTCTGAATTTCCCACGCTTTGTTGTAGTCCTTTTTACTGTGCACAGGCTCATCAGGGTCATCTACAAAACAATTCCGAAAGTCTTCAAAGCGATTGATAGATTCTCTATGAACCTGAATCCAATGAATAAACATCATTCCGATTTTGGATAATTCTTCATTACTCACTGTCTTCCCCCTTGAGCGCTTGCTCTAACTTCTTAACCGTGTCAAAACCAATGGCACCTGATAAATACATATTTTCAATTTCGATAATTACTGCATCCACCCGCTTTTGCAGCTTAAACATGTTTATGCCTTGCTGGGTGTACAGGGTTTGCAATTCGTCACGCTCTTGCTTGATCTTTTTTAAGTGAACTTCATGACCAATCACTTCACCATGATGAGATGCTTTAAGCTCTTTAATTTCTTGATGTAAATCGAGAATAGCCTGAGCCTTTACACGGTTTAAGCGTTCAAGTTCTGCTATGCGTCCATGATTGCCTTTTATCGTGGCTTTAAGCCCCTCCACTTTCGCTTGCTGCTTCAGAAAAGACATATATGCGGTGTTAAGCATGCAGCAATAAATAACGCCCTCATCAACATCATTGTTGTTAAACCACTTAGCATTAGGGATGAAAGCATTTTGTTTGACATCAAAATCACACGCATCCAAGCACTTTTGGGCAGCCTCGGAATTAGAAAAAGGAAGGCTTAAAAAATGCTGTTCAAACTCGTCTCCACACTTATCCAAACCTTTCTCACGAATAAACTGTTCTGGTTTCATTGGCTGCGCTCCCACTTATTAGAACGGTAAAAAATTAGGTATAAAGACAACAAAAATTGAGTTAAATGAGCGAACGCCAGATACTTACCCCCATCAAATACAGCTAGAGCCGATATACATAAAAAGAAAAAAGTGATATCCATGAAGGCTAGTGAAAAGCGAAATTTAGCTAGACTTCCTGAATACTGGTGAAGCTTTGCAGCTAAAGCAGCCATAACCAAACCGAGAAAAGTTGCAATACAAACAACGGTCATAATGATTAGGAACGTTTTCATTCTGCAGTCACCTCAATTGCCTTAAATTTACAAACATCTAGAAACTCCTGAACGCGCACACTCCCTCTTTTGCCATGTCGATTTTTGGCAATAATCAGTTCAGTGACCCCAAGAGGTTGTAGTGTCTTATCATCAGTGAGCGGATTAACGAGAATAATTTGATCCGCATCTTGCTCGATCTGCCCTGATTCCTTAATGTCAGAAGCTTTCGGTTTCTTACCTTTTTCTGATTCACGATTTAATTGAACGAGCGCTACAACCGGGCATTCAAACTCCTTAGCCATAGATTTAAGTTCACGACTAATAGAGCCAACTTCTTGAAAGCGGTCTTTTTTGCTTGGATCTCTTACAAGCTGAAGATAATCAACAATGATGCAGCCAAGTTTGGTGCCAGCTTTGGCAAAACGGCGCTTAGCTCTCCTTGCATATGCTCTTACTTCACTAATGCTTGGTTTTTGCTTTGGCTCTATCCATATAGGCAGATCGCTATAAACTTGTTTGTAATTTGCATATTCTTTTAGTAGCCCATCGTAAAGTGTTGCATTGTGTAGATTGTTGTATGGAATGGAGCTAAGTGAGCTAAACATGCGATTAGAAAGTGTTTCTTTGTCCATTTCTGCTGATATGAAAAGAACACCCTCTTTTTTAAGCATTGCCGTATCAATTGCCATCATTTGGGCTAAAGTTGACTTCCCAGAACCGGGACGACCACCAACTACACAAAAATGACCGTTTTGTACGGTTCCTAACATCTCATCTAGTGTTTTAAGGTTGAATTTAACACCCGTTGTTTCGTGTCTGCTCTGCTTTTCAGACTTTTCAATCATTTGCTCTAAGGCGCTAGTGAGAGCATTTCCAAAACTTGCCCCCATATCTGCATCATCAGTCTTATCCACTTGCCCAAGAAGATTTTCAGCCTCAACAAGTAAATCGGGCAATGTTGTATCTTTTGCCATAGCAGCAATGCGATAACCAATTTGCTCAATTCTTCGATGTGTTTTAAGTTTATTTAACTGAGTTACATAACTTTCTGCGTTGTAAAAACTGCTTGGCGCATCTTGCATGAGTTGAATTAAATACTCTTCCCCACCCATCAAATGCAAAACGTTTTTGCCCTTTAGATAATTCGCAACCATAACAACATCGTAAGGTTGATTACTTTCAGATAATTCAACAATTGCCGAGTAGATATGCTGGTGGCGATCTGAATAAAAACATTCTGCATCCAATTCTTGACCAATTGTCTCTAGTGACAAAGCTGTGGTCATTAGGGCAGCTAGTACACATTGCTCCATATTCACATCATGAATATTTGAACTAAACCCCATTACCATCTCCCTTCAATTACTTTGTATTGAGCAGGTGGTGCTGTTTCTCCTTGCTGACCATTCTCAACAGGAACTTGGGAGCTACCAGCATTAACCAAGAATTGATCTACATGCTTTGCACTTCTGCAAATTAACTCAATGTCAGTAAAATTCTTCTCAATGTGAAATGAGGATTTTGAACAACCTATCACAGCCTGTTTCAAATCTTGGGATGTATACCCCTCCTTGAGTCGAGCTTTGATCTTATTCTTGCGATCATTGCTTAGAACGGTTCTATCGTTTTTGTTAAACGTAACTTTCCAAAAATCGAAAATCTCTTGAATCTCATTTTTGAAATTCTCTTTTGGTTTTTCAGCAGGTACAGGTTCGCCGTTAGGCGGACATATATTATTTTCTTGGTTAGATGGTTCGTTGGTTAGATGGTTAGATGGTTTAGGCTTTATTTGGGTTTCTTTGGGTTTTTCTGGGTTTAATTCGCTTTCATTTTGGTTGTCTTGGCTTTCATTTTTAAAGCCAGAATTATCAAAATCATTCCCATTATTACCAGAATCATTTTTTGGGTTTTTCTTTGGGCGACCACCTTTTTTGCCATTCTCTGCTTGTTTAGCAAGGAAGGCTCTATACTTTTCAAGCTCTTCTTTAATGTGGTTTTGAATATAAACCCCATCCTCATTTAATTTGAAAAACTTCTTAAGTACAAATTTAACAGCGTCAATTTCTTCCTCAGTTTCCGCCCATACCCATTCAATAGCCTCTTCAAGCGTTGGGAACGATTCACGGTCGTAACAGGCATCCATGAGCAAGTTATAAACCCCATGCTGCAAAATGTTTAATCTTCCAGCCTTGCGGTAATAATCACCAATATTTCGCTCGTAGTAGTGCATTACAACTTATCCTTTGCTCTTAGACGGTTGATTACAGCGCTCTCAAATCGATTCAAAAGTGCATATAGGTGAGCATGTTTTTGCAGGTCCGCTATAACCTCCCCAATTGGATGGGAAGTTTTGTTGAAATCTTTTTGAACACCCAAAGCCTTTTCAAGTTCTTTGCGAGATTCCTTGTACTCAGCTATTGAGTCTGCATATGCGTCATGATCTACTTGCCATTGAGTAAGGACTTGATCCTCATCATCATATGGGCTTGCACAGTCTGAATTTTGTGCTAAGATTTGTTCATTCATTTTGGTTTGCTCCAAATACGATATTCAAACCGCTATCTGTTACAGCAGATGGCGGTTTTTATTTCTTTGGTGTTGGAATAAAATCGACTAAGAGTAATTCAGGGTGTTTAAGTCTTTCCTTAGCGGGAATGCCTCTAATTTTCCAGTTTTGAACACGCTGAACGTTGTAGCCCAAGGTTTGAGCCAGTGCAGTAGCACCTCCGTGCTTGTCGATAAGCTCAGCATCTTTTTGGACACTACTCATTAGCACCTCGAAATAAATCATTTTGATTGATTCAGTATACACAAACAAAAAAATCATTCAATCATTTTGATTTACACAAAATGTGTTATTATTTGCAGCAATTAATTCTAAGCCTTGCCGAGAGAGTCATGGAAAAGAAGCAAATTCACCCAACAATGGAACGCGTCTACCAAGTCACAAAAATCACTGGGGCCGATTTGGCTTACGCCTTAGATGAGACTCCTCAAATTGTTTACAATTGGGAGCGCCGAGGTATTTCAAAAACTGGTGCTTTTAAAGTATCCAATAAATTTAATATTGATGTCGGCTGGATTCTTACTGGAAAGGGTTCACCATCCATTGATAGTGTTAGAAATAAAAAAATCACCACAGATACTAAACGAGGTGGTTGGGTTCCTGTGAAGTCATACTCGAAGATGGGAATGGATGGTTATTACACTGAAATGGGATATTTAGGTAATGGCGGAGACGGCTATGTACCCTCTCTTACGGCAGGGCCAAATGCTTACGCTGTAAGAGGTACAGGTGATTCAATGTATCCTGCTATTCGTAATGGTTGGTATGTGGTTTGTGATCCAGATGCAGAGCCAACACCTACAGAATTTGTAGAGGTTCAACTGAAAGATGGTAGACGAACCATTAAAGAATTTATTGGAATCGTTAATAATGTACTTCATCTTTTAGCTGTAAATGGCGAGGCAAGGATGACTATTGATATGGAGGATGTGTCTGCAATTGTTGCGGTATCTGATATCATCCCGCCAAGTAAGCATGTGCATGAGTATCCAGTTCAACCCATGCAGAATATATATTTAGATTAAGAAAAATAAAATAAAAAAGCCCGCTATTCAAAAAAGCGGGCTTTTTTATTAACTAAAAATAATTAATCAAAATGATTTAAAATTATCTTGACTAGTTTAAACAAAATGATTTATCTTAAATTACACAAAATGATTGATTCATTTTATAAACACGAAACCCAGAGTCAATGCTCTGGTATTTTAAGATAAATTTTTGTCCTGAAAATTTTGGTCGAGGATCGGGACAAGTAACTTTTTGGTGGTCACATTATGAACCAAATCACAGATATTAGTCAACAAGTCGGCGCTAATTCGCATCTCCGTTCTACTAATAAAAACAAGCCTGCTGAAAAACTACTTTCTCAGCTTGATGCATGGATGGCAGATGAAAGCTCATGCCATTACCTTTCAATTCAAATTACTGGTAAAGAAATTTACCCATTTGGAATTATTAACCGTCCGTTCTTTCATCTTGATCAAGCAGAAAGAAAGCTAGAAAGCTTAAAAAGCTCAAATCCAGAAGTGGATTACTACATTACTGCAGGCGCTTTTGCCACCTCTGCTTTAAATTTTGAAGACGAAGAGGCGCCAATGTGGGAGCGAGTTTGGCTCAATTTTCATGAGTACCGACTAATAAATCTTCAAGTTCAGAAAATGTCTCATGAAGAGTTGGTAAAACTTGTACCAAATTATGATGAAACATTGCTTTGGCAAGAAACTCAAAACACTGAAAGTGCTTGTCACTATTACATGGCTACAGCATTAGATGAGTCTGACCAAGGCATCTCTATGTCATCAGAGTGGTTTATTGATTTGTTAGATGCCATTAGTGCAAAACAGTATTTTTCCAAAACATGTCCTGGTCGCAAAGTTGAGATTCGCTCAGGCGTTGTGTCCACTGAAGATTTAATGGCTTTAGATGGCCGTACTAGTGATTGCTATCAAGCTCTAATCGATGCTCACAAAGAACGCTTAACTTTACTTAAAAATAAAGGGGAATAATCATGCGTACTAGTTCACAACTTTTTCCAGAAAACAAAAGCGTGACTGTGGATGACCTTGTTACAGCACGTAGCGAAGCTAAAAATGATATGGGCGATATAAACGCCCTACTCTCTGCAATTGAACTAAGTCTAGTGGATAAATTAAAGGACCACGACTTAAGCAAATTATCTTTCGATAAAGTATTTCGTCTTATTGGTGTCGCTAAAACTCAGGCAGAAATGTCTCAGGATTATCACAACGGTGAGCTTGCTCAATTAACAGGTGGTCAATACCAACTTGATGAGTTGAAAAATAATATTACGCACCTTGAGGTTGTCCCAGAGACGCAAGTAATCAACACAAATCATTTAGCTCCAGCGAATGCAGCCATCTCTAAAACACTTACAGAAGGTTTTAAAAATGACGGACGGCGTTAATTACGCCGACCTCTCTAGGGAGGTTCTTTTTAAGGCGTTTTTATTGTGGCTTACAAAGATTGGGTATCGCGGAATTGTTAGACCATGTGGGCGTATGGAGTTTTATTGCGCCACAGTCAGCAAACTTTTTCCTAGAAACGTACACATCATGTATGACGGAAAAATGAATAAAGCAGCTACCCAACTTTATAAAGAATTTGAAAATCATTTAAAGGCGTGATCATGAGTAATGTAATTCGCTTTAGACGAAATGGGCTTGCATACAAGATCAGCCCGCAAGATGTGAAACAAAGATTAATCAATCCAAGTAAGGATGTAGATCTAAAAAAGGCAGATCAAATACTTGGAATTGATTTTGAAAGCTTGCCACATGATGAGCTTTTAAAGTTGGCTAGAGCTGGAGCTATAGACCTTATAGAAACAGATGCTCGCTATAAGAAAACCAATAATGCAACTAAACAGATTCTTCACTTGCTAGGTAGATTCTTGGATCGCCGATCTAAAGAGGAATGGAAGAAGTATAACGACTCCATGACACTAGATTCAGAAGCAGCAGCAAAGGCGCGTGCATTTGAAGAAGCTAAAGACGTATTGCTAGAAATTGCTGGAACCACATTCGCAACCGTATTTGCAAAATAGGAATTAGACATGAAAAAGAATATTACTCGTGAAAATGTAAACTCATTTGAAAGCAATGTTGAGGATGTGGTTGCCTATCTGACAGATCTATTAACTACTGGTGAAGAGCCAACTGTTTTTGAAACTTTTGCAATGGGATGGCTTGGCACTATCAGCCCACGCTTTGAAAAGTTATTTAATGAGGCAAAAATTACTCACACAAAACGCCCAACATTCCCTGCTGAATTCTCGGCAGAAATGGAAAAGTATGAGGCACTCGTTAAAACCACAGGTGAGGACTCAGAAGAGGCCAGAAATCAATTTATGAAAGCAATGCTCTTAGCTCCTGACTGGTTTAACGACATGGCAAGAGATATAGCAAATGAAATGGGGTTAATACCTAAAGAGGCGTTTTGTCTAGAAGACGGGATAAAGGTATTTACGCCTGAGCAGGTAGCAGAGCATTTAGGTGTGCCAGTTGATGTGGTTATCAATCAAATTGAAAAATTGAGAGCCATTCAAACTGATCTAGATAAGATTGTAGCTGAGAGTTTTGCAGTTGTTCCGGCTGATCTTTATAAGATTCATTGAGGTGTAGCATGACTAAACATGGAAATAATTTTGAGCGTGCAGCTTTTGACGATTGGCACTTTAAAGACTGGAACGACAACTGTGGAAATGAGCTAGATGATGTGGAAGCAAGACACTTATATAACCGTGTCTATAGCAGTCCAGCAAATAGTAGAGAACGTGAACGTAGTTTTATTGCTTGGCAAGCAGCTACAGAACGGGCAAACAAGAAGCTTGAAGGCTGCATATTGGTACCAAGAACTAGAAAAGTTGTAGTGACAATTGAAAAAATAGTTCAACAGCAATGTGATGCCAGTGGAGTTCAAGAGCCACTTCACAGATTGGATGGGTGGAGAATTTTGGAGGAAATTGCAGAAAAGGTTGAGGAGATTAAGTAATGAACAATGTATCTGTTTTTAACTTCAATCAAAAAGAAGTTCGCACCATTGTAAAAGAGGATGGTGAAATTTGGTTTGTTCTTTCTGATGTTTGTAATGTTTTAGAGATTGGTAATGTTAGCATGGCTGCCAGTAGATTGGATGCTGAAGAAATTACCCTCAGTACTATTGAGGGTAGCCATAGGCCTACTAATTTAGTCAATGAATCTGGTCTTTATTCTTTAGTTCTAACAAGTCGTAAACCTGAAGCTAAGCAATTTAAGAAATGGGTTACTTCTGATGTATTACCAAGTATTCGTAAAAATGGTGGTTATATTGTTGGGCAAGAAGTTGATTCACCAGAAATATTGATGGCTAAAGCACTTCAAGTTGCAAACAATATTTTAGAGTCAAAAACAAAAGAGTTAGAGGCAGCAAAGTCAAAGGTTGAGTTATTAGAGCCGAAAGCGCAAGCACTTGAAACTATAGCTAATACTGATGGCACATACACTATACGCGAATGTGCAAAAACTATTAATATCGGTGAACGCAAACTAATAAGTCTATTAATTGATAAAAAATGGATTTATCGAGAAGAGCATGGACGTTTACAACTGTACTCAACAAAACGAGAGGCAGGAATATTTATCAATCGCCCATCACCAGTAATCATAAATAAAAATACTGGTGAGGAGAAAGTTCATTTACATATGCGAATCACAGCTTATGGGTTAACAAAAATTACTGAGTTGGTGAATAGCTGTAAACATAACGGAGGTTTTGCAGCATGACAGAGGTTAAATTTGTTTCTATGCCTGCATCCGAATTGGCTCAGGTCATCGAAAAGGCATGTGAGAATGCAGTAACTAAAGTTTTAGCAGCCCAAGGCGATGAGCTGCTTAACATTACGCAATTATGTGAACGTATACCGGGCTTATCCTACCATTCATTTAAGAAGTTAGCCAAAGAGCATAGATTCAAAGATATTAAAGGCCGTTATTCGCTTACGGCTGTGAAAGCCGCGCTGCAATCTCACTAGATGTGGGATTGTAGTAAATCATCGCACGCCGTGGATTACTCCACCCAAACATTTTACACAGATCAAGCAGCGGGATTTTTAAAGCGATTTTTGTTGCTGCAGTATGGCGACTATCATGGAAAGTAAAACCTTCTAAACCCGCTTCCAACTTAGCATCACGAAATTCATCGGTTGCATCATCACTAGTTATACTAAATACATACCCTTGCTTTTTTGGACCAATGGATTTAAAGATTTCAACCGCTTGGGAACTTAAAGGCACTTCCCTTGCACGACCATTTTTTGTAAGGTCTAAAATTAAATAGCTTTTACTCAATCTAATTTTTTCCCATTTCAGATTGCAAATTTCTGAAAGTCTCATTCCAGTTTGTAAAGCGATTAAAAAGATATAGCGCATCTCAGTAGATAAGAAAGGTAATAAAATTTCTATTTCTTCATCACTAATTACACGTTCTCGATGCGGTGATTCTGAAGGGAACTTAATTTCACGTAGAGGGTTCACTGATAGCCATCGCTTGACCTCAATGCACCAAGTGAAAAAAGCTGACAGCAAAATAAACTCACGCCTAATCGTGGCACCTTTAACATTTAAAAGCCTTTGCTCACGCCATTCTGTTAAGAAGTCTTTATTAACTTGAATGAGCGGCTGATCTACATACATGGCTTTTAATAAAAAGTTTATTTTTCTTCGTTCTTTTTCATAGCCACGTTTATTAATAGAGACAGTATCACGGTACTCAATTAAGGCATCTTTAAATATAATATGGTCGAAAATCTCTAACTTTTCATTCTTTAATCTTACTTCTGTTTCTTGCGCCCACTTCTTTGCATCGCGCAAAGTATCAAATGTTTTTGATTTAGCCGGATGCGGCTTAATTCTAACGGTAGCTGTCACTCTACCATTGCGTTTTTGAAAGGTCGCCATTGTTTAAAATCTTGCTGCACTTTTGTTGCACTTGATTTTAAATTCTATGCAAATTGAATTGCAAGCAA